GGTAGAATGGGTGAAGAAGAACTCAAGCGATATGGATGGGAACCATTTCCATATGTGTTGAAGTCTGAAGTAACATCATACTTAGAAAGTGATGATGATCTAAACAAATATCTAGCATCTAAGATTTTATATGATGAGATAGTCGAAACTTGTCAAAGCATTTTAAAAGAACTAAATAGTAGAACATTTCAACTGAGAGACTTTATAGCATGGGAACGGTTCATCCAAGGTGCATGATTTAATATTACATAAAAAGAACGAAGCGTATATACAATTTGAATGTGAAAGAAGTCTTGCACAAGAATTGTCTGATTTTTTTACTTTTTATGTTCCAGGTTACCAATTTACACCGGCATTTAAAAATAGACTATGGGATGGCAAGATAAGACTTGCTGATCTCAGAAGTTTTACCATATATCATGGTCTTGTTTCTTACATAGAAAACTTCTGTAAACAGAGGGACTATACACTTCAGATTGAAAACTCAATTATCAATACAGAAGTGTTCTCTGCAAAAGAGGCAATGGAGTTTATTGAAACATTAAACTTGCCTCATCAAATTAGAGATTACCAATTCAAATCTTTTATCACAGCAATTCGGAACAAAAGAATGCTGCTTGTTTCTCCAACAGCATCAGGTAAATCTCTGATCATCTATGTTATATTAAGATATATTCAACTCATCCACAATTCACAATTAGCAAAGGGTTTACTGATTGTTCCAACAACATCGCTGGTTGAGCAGATGTTCAGTGATTTTGAATCTTATGGTTATGATTCAGACAAATACTGCCATAAACAGTATTCGGGTAAAGAAAAGACTACCGATAAGTTTTTAACCATTACTACTTGGCAATCAATATATAAAAACCCACCAGAATATTTTGAGCAATTCTCTTTTGTATTAGGTGATGAAGCACATCAATTTAAAGCAAAATCTTTAATGACCATTATGACTGGTCTTACCAATGCAAGTTATAGGATTGGTTGCACAGGAACATTAGATGGCACACAAACACATAAACTTGTTTTAGAAGGTCTATTTGGTCCAGTATATAATACAGTCACTACAAAAGAATTGATGGATAATAAACATCTTGCTGATTTCAAAATTAAATGTTTGATATTAAAATATCCAGAAGAGACTTGCCAAAAAGCAAAGAAGTGGGATTATCAAACAGAATTGGATTATATTGTAACAAATGATGTGAGGAATGTATTCATCAAGAATCTTGCTTTATCACTGAAGGGTAATACACTTGTTCTTTTTCAGTTTGTTGAAAAACATGGCAAAGGATTGTATACCATTGTTGACAAAGAACGTGGTAAACGTAAAGTATTTTTTGTCTTTGGTGGTACCGAAGTTGAGGTTCGTGAATCTGTTAGAGAGATTACTGAGAAAGAAAATGATGCAATCATCATAGCATCATATGGCACATTTTCTACAGGCATAAATATTCGTAATCTTCATAATGTTGTATTTGCTTCACCATCAAAATCAAAAATTCGTAATCTCCAATCAATCGGCAGAATACTTAGATTAGGCGACAATAAGGCTGAAGCTTGTCTATATGACATTTCTGATGACTTAAGAACAGGTAAATATACCAATTTTACATTGAAACATTTCATAGAACGTGTTAAAATATATGATGACGAAAAGTTCAATTACAAATTTTACAATATAGAGTTAAAAAATGGATAACGTTAAAATTTTAAGATTACAATCGGGTGAAGATATCATTACACAATATACCGAGAATGAAAAAGAAAGCACATTGCTTCTGAGTTATCCTATGATTGTCATTTTCAAGAGAATGTCTGAAGGAAGATGTGTAATGTTTATGTCACCTTGGTTGCCGGTAGAATTGGTTGAACATAATTTTACCAGTATTTACATGCAAGATGTGTTGACTGTGTTTGAACCTAAACAATCTTTGCTTAAGTATTATGAGAAAGCGGTAAGTAAGCTTGCAGAAAGAATCGAAGAAGAAGCAGAGATGATAGACTCAAATTTAACTTCTGGACCAGAGGACTCGCAAGACTATGACGTTGAGGATGAAGACGATGGAGAGGGTATCTCAGAAGAATCAACTATCACAGTAACTAGTAATAAAGTGATACATTAAACTACAACACACGCATTATAAAGCACTTGTGAAGACCTGTCAATAGCTAATAAGGTAATATTATGGAAAAGCCAAAGAAAAAACCCCACTACGTAAACAATGGCGATTTTTTGAAGTCACTCATTGAATACAACGAAAAATGCAAAGAAGCCAAGGCAAACAATACTCCTGAGCCAATCGTGCCGAATTATATAGGTGAATGCTTTATAAAAATTGCAGAGCACCTATCTCGTAAACCAAATTTCATTTCATATTCGTTTCGTGATGAGATGGTTGCCGATGGCATTGAAAATTCTCTGATGTATTTCCGTAATTTTGATCCTTTGAAATCATCAAATCCATTTGCGTATTTTACGCAGATCATATACTTTGCTTTCCTTCGTAGAATAGCAAAAGAGAAGAAGCAATTATATGTCAAGTATAAAGCCACTGAACAGTTTGGCTTGCTTGATGAAAATGAAACATATGAAGATGAGAATGGTAAACCGCAACAATTCCAGTTGTATGATAACATCTCAGAATTCATTCAGACCTTTGAAGAATCAAAGAAAAATAAAAAGAAGGTAAAGAAGAAAGGCCTTGAGAAGTTTTTCTCAGATGATATTCCACCAACCGATGAAAATTTGGAGGTTAAATAATGATAGATTTGCCCGATAACATGGTAGGTAAACCAGTTGGATTTACGTGTTCGACATTTGATCTTTTACATGCCGGTCACATTCTAATGCTGTCTGAAGCAAAACAAGTATGTGATTACTTGATTGTTGGACTACAGATTGATCCTTCAATTGATCGTCCACAATTAAAAAATGCGCCAGTGCAATCGATTGTAGAGAGATATGTTCAATTATCATCAGTCAAATATGTTGATAGTATTATTGTATATCAGACAGAAAAAGACCTTGAAGATTTGTTAATGTTTTTGCCCATCACTATTCGCATTATTGGCGAAGAGTATCAAAATGCAGAATTCACTGGTAGAAAAATATGTGAAGATAGAAATATAAAGATGTATTACAATCAGCGCAAGCATAGCTTTTCAACAACAGAACTTCGTAAACGTGTAACGAGTAGAACACCGCTATGAAGATTGCTCTTATAAATGATACCCATGCTGGTGCACGTGGTGACAGTATGCTGTTCAATGAATTCTTTTTCAAGTTTTGGGAAGGCACATTCTTTCCATACCTGAAAGAAAACAATATCAAACATATCGTTCATCTAGGTGATGTAGTTGACAGAAGAAAATTCATTAACTATGTTATTTTGAATTCATGGCGCAAACGTTTCTTTGATGTTCTAGTTGATGAAGGTATCAGTATGGATATCATTGTAGGTAATCATGATGTTACTTACAAGAACACAAATGAAATTAATGCAATGCATGAATTGTTTGCTCACTATGATAATATCAATGTGTATATTGATGCTGTTGAGCTGGAATATTCTGGATTACCAGTTGCTCTTGTGCCATGGATCAATTCATCTAATTATGAAAACACAATTGATTTCTTACAAGAAACTAAATGTGAGATTGTGATGGGGCACTTTGAAATTGCTGGCTTTGAAATGGATCGTGGTAGCATTTGTCATACTGGTCTTGATACAAAACTATTTGATCGATTTGATATGGTTTTATCTGGACACTTCCATCACAGATCATCAAGTGGTTCAATTTATTATTTGGGTAATCAATATGAAATGACTTGGGCAGACTACAATGATACTCGTGGGTTCCATGTGTTTGATACCAATACGAGAGAGTTAGAATTTATTCCTAATCCAAACAAAATGTTTCATCGATTGAGTTATGATGACAAGGTGCAAGATTTTGCCTTCTGGAAAGAATATGATTACGCTTCTCTAGAAGGAACTTATGTGAAAGTTGTGGTGGTAAACAAACAGAATCCATATATGTTCGATCTTGTCATAGATAATCTCCAAAAAGCAAACGTTGCCGACATTGCTGTTGTTGAAGACTTTTCTGATGTTTCGGTAAATGAAGACTTGGACTTGATTGATCAGGCAGAAGATACTATCACTATACTGAATAAGTATATTGATGGGTTGACAAACAACTTGAACTCTGATAAAATGAAGAGTCTCATGAAGGAACTGTATGTTGAAGCCATTAACTTAGAAAAAGTAGAATGATATATTTCAAAAAAATTCGTTACAAGAACTTCTTAAGTACCGGTAACTATTTTACCGAAATTCTATTTGATAAATCACCCAATACGTTAGTTGTTGGTTCGAATGGCGCTGGCAAATCCACAATGCTTGATGCGTTGTGTTTTGCATTATTCGGTAAAGCATTCCGAAGTGTCAATAAGCCACAGTTGCTCAACAGTATCAATCAAAAAGATTGTATCACTGAATGTTTTTTTTCTGTTGGACTTAAGCAATATAAAATTGTTCGTGGTATCAAACCAAATATTTTTGAAATCTATTGTGATGATCAGCTTATTAATCAGGATGCAGCAACAAGAGACTATCAAGAATACCTAGAGAAGTTTATTCTCAAGCTTAATTACAAATCATTTACACAGATTGTAATTCTTGGTTCAGCATCATTTGTTCCATTCATGCAATTATCTGCTGCCGATCGTCGTGCAATTATAGAAGATTTGCTTGATATTCAGATATTCTCTACAATGAATAATGTTGTTAAGAATAAATTGAGTGATAACAAAGATCAAATTACTTTGAATAGAAGTCAATATGAAATTGCTAATACAAAATATGATATGCAACAAAAGCATATCAATCAACTCAAACAAAATAACGAAGATAAAATAAATGAGTACCTTGAAGAAATTCGTGGTAATAGGATTACCATACAAAAGATTTCTGTCGAATCAGCGAATACGAATGTTCAAATTGAATCGTTACGAGCATTGGTCTCAGATAAATCTTCTTTTGAGACTAAACTCAAGAAGATTACAAAGCTTGAATCGCAAATTGAAAGCAACATATCCAAATATAAAAATGATATCAGTTTCCTTCAACATAATGACAATTGTCCAACCTGTAGGCAAGAAATTGCCTTGGCGTTTAAAGAACAACGAATCAATGAATATACTGGCAAGGCTTCAGAATGTCTGTCGGGATTAAAATTAATTGAAGAGAGGATTATTAAAGAACAGGCAAATATTAATAATATTGTTGTGATAGAAAAACAGATTCAGCAGCATGAAATCAAAATTGCCACTAATGATACAACGATAAGTGAAATCAAAAAGTATATTGTGAAACTTGACAAAGAGATTAAATCATTAGGCTCAGTGAAAGATAATCTTGATGATGAAGATAAAAAAATGATGGTATTGTATGATACACTTCAAGAATTGACCAAAGAGAAAAATCTTCTCCTTGATGAAAAAGTTTATCTTGAATCAGCAGCAGTATTACTGAAAGATACTGGTATCAAGACTAAAATTATCAAGCAGTATTTGCCTGTAATCAACAAGCTGGTAAACAAATACTTGGCATCATTTGATTTCTTTGTTAATTTTAATTTGGATGAGTCTTTCAAAGAGACCATCAAATCAAGGCATCGTGATGAATTTAGTTATGCTTCATTCAGTGAAGGTGAGAAACAGCGTATCGATATGGCACTAATGCTGACATGGAGAGCAATTGCCAAACTTAAGAATTCAGCAAATACAAACCTGTTGATTCTTGATGAGATATTTGATTCAAGTCTAGATAATAATGGAACAGAATATTTAATGACTATATTGCATATGCTTGAAGATGTGAATCTGTTTGTTATTAGTCATAAGGGCGATATTCTGCAAGACAAGTTTAGGTCGTTAATAAAATTTGAGAAAGTTAATAACTTTAGTAGGGTGATGATATGAATGAAGATGACGTTTTAGTAATTGATACTGGTATTGCTGCTGGAGTAAAGAAACAAGAAGAAGAAATTCTACCGTTACGATTAGTTGATCCATCTTCTCCTGTAATGAATGAAGTGATACCCTATTATGATGTGTCAACACTACCTAATCCAGGAATGACCAACCTGATAAAACGATTGAAGATGACTATGAAGCTACATGGCGGTATGGGCATCTCGGCAAATCAATGTGGTATTAAAGAGCGAGTATTCGTTATAGGTAGTGATAATTTTCAATTTCCATGTATCAATCCTATGCTTGCTTTTCCTACAGACTTAAAAGAGTCTATAAAAAAAGAAGGTTGTTTAAGTTTTCCTGGTTTATCTTTAAAAGTTCCTAGACAAGACACAATAAATGCTGTATACTACACAGAATTTGGCGAAAAAAAGACAATGGAGTTTTCTGGAATTACAGCACAATGTTTCCAGCATGAACTTGACCATATGGATGGAATACTGTTCACACAACATGTTAAGCCACTTGCTTTAAAAATGGCAAAGAAAAAGCAAGATAAGGTAATCAAGAAATACAGGAGAACAATGAAATGAAAGTCCAAGAATCAGCAGAGTATGAAAATTTTGTCGGTAAAAAAGAAGAGATAAAAAAACCAGCTAATCTATTAGACGTTATGGGCATTGAGGATCCTAATGCTAATGCTTCTGGTGCAGAGTGGGAAAAACACTGGAAAGGTATGCCAGAGTTTGAGCAAGAAGATAATAAAACATATAAGACAATCTACGTCCATTTTCGGAATGAGGATGACTATAAAGAATTTGCCAAGATGATTAAGCAAAATCTCTCAGAGAAAACCAAAAGCATTTGGTATCCAGCATTGGATCGTGAAGCAAATTCTCTGTTACGTTGGGTAGAAGAATGACCAATCCTCAGTATCCAGTTTACATCATATCAAAGGGTAGGCATGAAACTATGCTTACATCTAAATCATTGGCTAGAATGAAAGTTCCTCATTATATTGCTATTGAGCCACAAGATGAAGATAACTATGAAAAAGCATTGGACAATTTCAAGATACGTGAATACGTTACTCTGTTAATAGCACCATTCAGTAATCATGGTGATGGTCCTGGTCGTGCAAGAAACTGGTGTTGGGATCATTCAATGACGATTGGCGCAGATTCTCATTGGGTGTTAGATGACAACATTTCAGATTTTTATCGACTGAATCAAAACAAACGAATTCGTGTAGAGTCTGGTGCAATTTTTCGTGCTGCTGAAGATTTTGTTAATCGATTTGAAAACGTTCCTGTATCAGGATTTCAATACAGATTCTTCATTGCACCCAATCAAAAGTATCCACCCTATGTAAAAAACACACGGATATATTCTTGCTTATTGATTCGAAATGATTGTAAGCACCGCTGGCGTGGTCGATATAATGAAGATACCGATCTTTGTCTGCGTGTTCTAAAAGATGGCGATTGCACGATTCAGTTTAATATCTTCATGCAAGGTAAAGCAGCAACACAGACCGTTAAGGGTGGAAACACCGAGGAATTTTACCACAAAGAGGGCACTCTAGAGAAAGAAAAATGGAGAGATGGCCAATTGAACCCTGAAGGAACAATCAATAAGTCACAGATGTTAGTTGATATGCATCCTGATGTTGCTAGTATTGTCTGGAAATACGGAAGATGGCATCATTATGTTGATTATTCTTCATTTAAAGAGACTGAACTCATATATAAAAAGAATGTTGTTATTCCAGAAGGAATAAACAATTATGGAATGAAATTAGTTACTAATTTTGGCAAAAATGATAGTTGATAAAATAGATAAAGATTCTCTTAGAGAATATTTAAATGATTGTGCGAGATATGTAGATTTTAATATTGATCGTGCATTTGATATTACATTAAATTTCATGAAGTTTCATAATGGAATGGTGGTGCCTACTCATTCTATATTAGAAATGAAAGAACTAGAAGATAAATGGTATAATTCATTATCTAAAGATGATCCAGATTATAGTGTTTATTCTGATCCATATTACTTCTGTGAGATATGGCTTTGTTGGAAGAATTATTCCAGAAGATATCTAAAAGATATATGTAAAGCTAATTCATTATTCAATAAGAGTATTGTTGATGATATGGATAATGTAAATACTGTTGTTGATTTGGGTTGTGGATTTGGATATACAACCGCAGGATTAAAAGAGATATTTACTAATGCTATTGTATATGGAACTAATATAAAAGAAAGTAATCAATATAAGTTGGCAGAAGATCATGGAAGAAGATATGGCTTTTCTGTAATTGAAAATACTGATAATACTAAAGCTGATCTTGTATTTGCATCAGAATATTTTGAGCATTTTGAAAGACCAATTGAGCATTTAGAATATATATTAAAGACATTAAATCCCAAATATATGCTTATTGCTAATACTTTTAATGGAAAAGCAATTGGCCATTTCAATAAATATAAACATTATGATAATATATTTGACGGTAAAAAAGCGAGTAAAGAATTCAATAATCATTTAAGAAAAGCTGGATATAAAAAGCAAGATACTAATTGCTGGAATAATAGGCCATCTTATTGGAAAAAAGAAGAAATAAGAGGACTAGACCAGTTTTTTTAGCTTGACATTAGGTGTTTAGTGTGCTATAATATCACTATACACTTAATGAGGATCCTATGATAACCAGCCTGCAAGATTTGGTAAACGAGTCGGAAATGGTCTTAAATTTTACCGTCAATGATGCTCTCCAAGTCATTGAAAATCAAGGGCTTTCCGTCTTCATGGCTGCTCTTTTGGCACAAAAACCTGAATTAAAACAACAACTTACAAACTTGTTGACAAATGATTCTACCAGTGCTATAATGTAATTATACAATCAAAAAGACGAGCCATGGAACATACATCCCAAACGAAATCGCAGTTGGCTAAACTTATGGCCACAGAAAACATTTTGGTAGAACATGCCAACGTGTCCACCGCATCATTCAATCTACAGACCCGTAAACTGCTTTGCCCGATCTGGAAAGACATGTCCGGCGATTTGTATGATCTCCTGATGGGTCATGAAGTCGGTCACGCTCTGGAAACACCCCTTGAGGGTTGGCACGATTCTCTGTGCGAAAAGGGTAAAAAATTCAAATCCTTTCTAAATGTAATTGAGGATGCTCGGATCGAAAAGAAAATCAAGCGCCGTTATCCTGGCCTTCGGTCTTCTTTTGTTAAAGCATATACTGAATTGCTTAAGAAGGACTTTTTCGGTATTAATGGTAAAGATATCAATCGATTGTTTTTGATTGACCGAATCAATTTGTATTTCAAATGTGGTTCTGGTGTTACTATTGATTTTAAACCAAAAGAACAGAAATTTATTGATATGATCCTGGTTGCAGAAACCTGGGATGATACAGTTCGAATTGCTAAAGCAGTATTTGAGTATTCAAAAGAAGAACAACAAGAAGAACA